TCTTGATATTTTTGCGCACTGGGGTCTAACTCGGAATCGACAAAGGCAGAAATAACTCTTCTTACTTCGCTCCGGGCCTGCTTGGTCAATAAATAAAATCCAATAGAATTTATTCCATGCTTCTCTCGCAGAACTTTAATGAGACTTTTAGATGCAGACAAGCCACTAAGTCCATATGAAGAACTTTTGCTGGACAGATCATAAGTTTCGTTGGTGGAGGAGTCTCTCAAGAAAACCTTAGAATAATATCTTGTAGTTTCTACGGATAAACGAGTGCTAGTAGATTTGCTATTTCGGAATTCGATAGTATCTGTAGGCTCTCCATCGGTCAAAAGAACCAAGTTCACCTTTTCCAGCGAGGACTCTTTCTTAAATTTAGGAATAATTCTATCCAGCAAAATAAGGGCATTATTAGTGGGGGTAGAGCCAAATTTATCTTGTTCAAATGCACTTTCAATTTGAGAATATCGAATATATCTTCCTATTTTACCAGATATCGAAGCTGCAACATTCAAATAGTTCTGACAAGATTGACTAAACTCTCTAGAGTTCATTCTACTAGATAACGTATTGCGCAATGCAATATCGCCTAATGCTACATCGCCATCAGAAAGATAGCTGTAATCTATCGCTTCTGAAATTTTTCTATTCACGCTAGTAAAGTTATATACCTCAAAATTAATTCCGACCCTTCTACAGAATGACGCGAGAATTACAGCCTGCTTTACTGTATTTACAATAGTGCTCGCCATCGATCCGCTCCAGTCTACTACCATGATCATCCCATGATTTTTCCCCTCCGGAGAATTTGCCTTTCTGAGGAAAACGTCATCGTTGACCTGATAACTCCACAACTTAGAACTATTAATTGTACCGGTCTTCGACTCAGAACTCAGAGAATGAGCTCTAGCAGCTTTTTTCATTTCGAATTCTTTCACAAGATACGAAATAGTTTTTGCATTGTCATTCATTAATTCTTTCAGCGACATCATCTCTCCGAAAGAGTGATCTTCAGAACTGTTTACTAACGAAGTTAACTGAGTCTCAAAATCCGACTGAACTTCTTTGTAATCGTGAACGTAATCATTAAGAGAATACTTATCATTAAGCGTAACATAGACAACGGAGCTTCTGGCGGCCGAAACCATTCCTTCCATATTTTCGGCAAGCGAGTGGCTAGTTTTTGAAGAAAATTCGTCTGGGACGCCGTCAGCAAGAGTTTTATCACTGGCATCTTCGGCTTCTTCATACTCTTCAGAGATAGAAGACTGATCAGTTTTCGCTAATTGTCCGGACTCGCCATCAAAGTCTTCAGAATGATCGGTCAGTGGCATTAGGGGTTCTGAGCTCATCGCATCAGAAGATTCTGCAGTAACCTCATCAAGCCTGCCTGGTTCGTCGTGAGAAGAATTTTCTTGATGCCGATTTTGTTGTTCATCTGAGAGATACTTGTAAAGATCTTCGCAGATATTTGCAACTTCGCCATAAGTTTCGACGGCATCAATTCTTCTAATAAATTCCATTTCTTTTGCGTTAAATAGCGATGGCGCATACAGGTTTAGCGCATATCGAAGTTTAAAAAAAAAGATTAATGCGATCTATTAGATTTCGAGATTTAATATGCTCTCCTTCCAGACCAAAAAAATCTTTCTCATGTAATTCACTGTAAGCATTTTTAAATGGGGCCTGAAGGCCTTGAAATTTTCTTTTCATCAACTTCTCGATGCGAGCATCTTCTACCACATTGAGAAATGCGTGGTTAGATCGGCTTTGAGCTTCGACAAGAAGTGTTAGGTCGCTAGGAGTAAAAAGCGCATGGCCGACTTCATGTCCCACGAATAGATCATACAAATCTGGAGTATAAATATCATCTTTCCAGATCGGAAGAAGGAGAAGGCGAGATTCGAGATTAAAGCTCGCAGTCGTAACTTCGGCGGAATGTTCGACTCGGATGTTTTCTTCTGCTAATAATCTGGCGAGAAGACTCTTGGAATTCTTAGAAACAGTAATTTCTGACATTCGACTCTCTATCAACGATTTATATAGCTATATTATAGGGCTATAGACAGAATGTCAACCGATCTTTTCTTATTTAAAGAACATTTCAGAATATGTATATAACTTTTAGTTATAAAAAGTCTAAAATACTATTGGAACCAGATTTTGTAGAAACTACGTACCAGTCTTTACACATATCCATTACTCTATGTCTTCTTTTATAATTTACCTCTGGATTCTCCAGAAGAGTCTCGAACAGCGTATCAATACCACTCCCCAACTGAAGATTGATATGGGGCTTGACTTTCCCAAACAGATCTTCAATATTAAATTCTTCGCGGATTATATTTTTTTGTTTTGGTTTGTTGAGCTCTTCCCACGAGAACTTCATAAAGAACTCGCGGGCCCGTGGGTCTAGATATGGAGTGACATGCACCTTACCATATTTCTCTGCGAGGTTAGTGTGTTGTTGATACCCAGCACAGTCACCGTCTAGATAGGCATTGCGGAACTCATTCCAGTTAACTCTCTTCTGGTTATGTTCTTTACAGTACTTGACGTAGTTGCGCTTCTTTTTAAAAGAAGAGTATCTGATCATTGCTTTCTTACTGCAACCGAAGTAGGCGTCTGCACCCCATCCAGTAATACAGTATTCTTCTGACATGTTTTCATAACAATAGAGGAAGGGAAACACTGCGGCTTCGTAGTGGGATTTCTTGCGACAACCATGCTTGACTAGTCGGTGCCAGTCTTCAACTAGATTATCAATAGGGACAATAATAGTGGTGAACTCCCACCCCATGAGTTCTGCGACTTCTTTTGCCTTCGCATGGTCATAAGATGGTTGTCCTTCGAGATAGAAACTATACGCGTGTACAGTCTTTCCAGCATCCTGTGCTGCGATTGCCGCACTGATACTATCAACACCACCAGAAAGAAGTACCGCAACCTTATCGTGCGGCACCTCTTCTGTTATGTGGTCAGAGAGAATTTCTCTAATCATGCAGAACGTCTACTTTGGACGTAATCATTCAGGTTCATGGAACCCATTTCTAGGTTGTAGACACTTCTAACCATTGCTAGGTTACTGAACTGAGTTTCGCCACCTTTAGAGTGGGCAACGATATGAGCAGCGTGAGCATCCTTCCACTTTAGAACCTTACCATCAATAGCGCAACGAAACTTCTGTCCTGCAAGTTTTGCTTCTTTCTCTAGGACATTGAAGTCACGCTTGTGGTCTCTTACGTTGATAAGAGTTTCTAGGTCAGGCATCTCACCAATCAAGTAAGAAATGGCAGTCTTGATTTTGGTCGTACTCCAAGGTGCGTTAATGAACTTCTTATACATCACTTCCACAGTATAACCAGAAGGGGAGTGTAAAGTTTTAGAGAAAGGGCCATCTTTTTGCATAAGTGAAACGTTGGCTGTGGCATATGCCTTATAGAACTCTTCGGCATCCTTAATCTCAAACGACTTGTAAGTGTCCAGCATATACATGTATAGGTAAGACAAAGTCTTGAAGTCATGCGTAGTAAGACCGTTCTTGAAAAGAACCTTTCTGAAACCTCCCATTTGACGAAGGAAGTTAAAGTGTCGCTTCATCTTAGGCACAACTGCCGCAATCTCTTTTTCACCAATCGAAGGATCTTCGTACATAGTTGCTATATCAGAATCCGCACTACCACCTAATAAACTAGTTGGTGAAGTTATGTATCGGTAAGTCAACCGAGCCACTGCGTGGTCTTGCTTCAAACGATCATTATTGAATGACAAGTATCGGTAGTTTGGTTCCTTCTTAGAATTAAGGCTATATTCAAACAATTCATTATGAGCATTATCGATCTGCTTTACCGTTCGGACAATTTCACGAACATAGTTAGCAAGTGGGATATCTCCGTAAGAGTTCACCATCTCAATAAAATTGACATCAGTAGTCTTATTTAAGTTGCGGAAGATATGCCCCTTAACCGCAGCATCTAGTTCAGTGTAGACAGTGACACTAAGTTCTATGTCTAAGAAGTCTTGTTTTTCCACATCACTGAGTTCAGAGAAGAACTTTCCGTTGACAGAAAACTCATCAGTGCAGTATGCATATATGCATCGCTTGCGGTGGCCGCCGTCAATACTTTCTAGTTCAAAGACCTTAGCACCCGAAGCTTCGGCGGCACGTCTTTGTTGTCTATTAAGAGTAGTGATTGTGATAGTACCGATATCGATACCTTCAAGCATAGTAGTGATTATGCCTATGTTCTTTTCGTTATTGGGGGAATATACTGGTAGACGTTGACCGACAGGCATACAGTCGATAGTGTGGTAAACTGCTAAAAAATTTTCTACTGACATTGGGGTTTTCTTATATAGTAACTTCATGGTGTCCTCCTAGGACTAAATTGAACACTGGGGATTGTTCCCTCTCGTTCGAATCAAGTGATATTATACCAATATTGGTGCCCAGTGTCAAGGGCTTAATTTACTTTATTGCGATTGCTCCGACAAACAGATGATTCATCCAGAACGGCTGAATCTTTGTTGAATCAAAACCAACTGAGGTCAGTAGACTGATAAGGTCATTCCAAGTCATTGGTTTCAACATAGTTCGGAGAGTCTTCTCTTTCTCCATAATATCTTCATAGGTAAAGTGCTGTGACTTGTACTCATAGAACGTAGAGGTCATCATATCTTGGATACGTGAGTTTTCCGCATAAGTCTTCTCGGCAAAGATAAATGCACCACCTTCGTTAAGACCATTATATATGTTCGCCAGAACTCTTTGTCTCCACAATGGCTGCATGAACTGCAGCGTAAAGATAGATGTTACCAGAGAACAGTTCTCGAATGAGTGATGAATAATGTTCTTGTTTTGGAAAAAGACATGATGGCCGGCTTCGTTAAGTCTTGTCTGTCTAGCAGTCATTTCGTCCTGAAACACATCAGCATACTCAACGCCGCAGTAAAGTGCATTGGGCGCAGTAGGATGATTCTGCTCAATCATTGCTTCGATAGTCTTGCCGGTGCTACAACCAATATCGACAACCTCGGTATCGTTCTCTACGAAGTAACGAGATAGATTTACCACATCATCATGAAGCGTGGAGTAGTGACGAATTGAAGCATCGATATGATTATCGAAACCTTCTTTGCGGTGACCAAACGTAAAGTCTTTATATTTATCTCTATCTTGCATTATATACCTCCAATACATTACTATAGACCGATTCTGCAACATGTTTCATCATCATTGGAGGAACCATTCTACCGATTCTTTCAGATTTTTGATTCCACTTTCCTGTCAACTTAAAATCATCAGGAAGACTTTGAATTCTTTTTAGCTCGCCCAGGGTCAGCTTTCTAGGATCACTCCAGTGGAAAGCGCCAGCGGTCGTGTCAGCGCTACCCATCGCAGTCAATGTGGGGGAAGGAACATACCTAGAAACTCGCTTGAGATTGAAATGATGCCCTTTTGGATGGAAGTCCCCGCCATTCTCAACTTTTTTGGGATCTATTGGCATATTAATTCCAGTATCTTTCCAATAGGCAGTCTTGGTGAATTTTTCTATCAGATAATCTACTTCTTCCTGATCATACTCTAACCCCTCTAACGCGTCCATTAACGGAACTACCGTATTAAATGGCTGGGGGAAAATATTTCCAACAGTCATAAAGTTCAGCCCTACCCTTTCAGTGACATCATTACGAACGGCAATAAAAATAACTCTAGATCTGGTTTGCGAAACGCCGTAGTACCGAGAATCCATAACCCGAGAAGATACGTCATATCCTATATTTTCAAACTCATTAAGAATTTTGTTGTAATATTGTTTTGCTTCGCCTATGGTCAATCCCTTAACATTCTCAGCAACAATAACTTTTGGGCGGATATCATTTGCGACCCGCAAAAAATCAAAGAAAAGATCTTCAATATTTTCTACTATTTTCCCATCAGAATAGCTTTTAGTCTGCCCCCAGCCATCCGAATGTTTCCCCGAAACATTAACAGTAACGGTTTCTCCAAATAAGTCTACTACATCTTCCTTTTTGGTGTTATGGGACAGCTTTCCAGCAACAGAGAATGCAGAACACGGAGGAGAACCATCAAGAATATCTAATTCGCCAACACCAATACCAGCTAAATCTAAAAAATCGGAACCCTTTAATGTTTTTATATCGCCCGGCAAAATTGGAGTGTTTGGATAATTTTCGGCGTAGGTATTCTGTGCCTCTTCGACAAATTCGTTAACACACAAAATATTCCCACCGGCTAGCCGATACCCTGTACTAGATCCGCCACCTCCGGCGAAAGTAGAAATAACATTAAACTTGTTTTGCGATGATGCGTCAAAAACATCTTTCAAACTATAAGGCTTATACATAACAGATATTATCTCAGATTTTTTAGTCATTGTCAAGTTTAATTTCTACAGAAAACTTGCTGATATATTCTTTCATATATCCACGAATTTCTCTAGAGGCACTAGTGTCATTGAGCGCACAAAGCGCGATAAATTTTTTCTTCTCTTCTTTATTAACCTTTATTAAAAGAGTAGAATCCTTTATCTTTACCCCCAGATCTACACCATCCATCACTTCTCTTCCACTATTTTACTGAAGTTTTTAACCTTATCAAACTTAATAATGCTACGGAATTTGTCGTACAAAATTTCTCCTTTATGGGAAATAACAAATACATTATTCCCCCCGAGCTCGTTTAATAGCTTCAAAAACTCATCAGTCCCGTTGCTGTCCAAAGAACTATCAAAGACTTCGTCCAATATGAGCAAGTTCGTATTTACGCTATTCTTCATCTTTGCAATCTCTCTCCAAGTAAATAAAAGAGCAAGATCAATTCTCATTTTCTCTCCCTCGGAGAAAGAGCTATAAGAGAAATTTTCTCGGTTACGGGATTTGATATTTTCTGAAAAATTCTCATCCATCGTAAAATTGACGTAGAAATCCATTTGATGTAGATATTTGTTTATCAATCCATTCATGATAGGCAAATAATATTTTGCGATGGAGGTTTTAATCCCTCCATCTTTTAAGAGAGACGCGGCAACATTTAGATATTCTCGCTCAGATAACAATTCTTCCCGAGTCGCTTCTATCATACTTTTTTCGTCAATGATTTTTTTAAGATCTCTTTTCATTTTGACAGTAGACGTATCAGAATTTTCCAAATCTTCTATTTGCACTTCGCAGTCTTTGATAGAACTTCTTAGGCCCCGATTGTGGGACGCCATCGCGGACACATCGGAACTCAAAGAGGCAATATCGCTCTGGATTGAAATCATTTTTGACACATCAGAGCTTATGGTGGCATATTCTATATCAAAATCACCCAAAGCATTAGCAATTTCTTGCTCTTTATGGTTTTTTTCGGATATCATCATATCTTTATGAGAGCAGTCTACATCTTGTTTACATGTGGGACAATTATCTATATCCTGAAAAAACTCTTGGTCCTGCTTTAGAATTTTAATTTTAGACATTAGCCCAGATTTAATTCCGTCCATCTTAGAGATTTTTTTCTGCAGCTGAGGAAGATTTGTAGCAGAAACCGTCAACGAAACTATCTGGTCATTGATTTTTTCGATCTGATTTTCATTGCTTTCGATATTTCGATCATATTCTAGAATCTTATTCTTGGCAGATTCTATAAGTTTTTTTCTATCCTTTTTTATTTCCTCCATGCTAGATTCATGAAGATGAATCTTGTTGTCGATAATATTTCGATGGGTATTATTCGTCAACAAAGATTCTTTATGATCCGCTATTCTAGTCTTAAGTATATCATTCATAGAGGAAAATATTTTAATATCTAAGAGATCTTCAATAATGTCCCTGCGATCTTTTGCAGATAATTGCATAAACGGGACAAAGGTCGCAGAACCCAAAATCACTGTTTGAGTAAATGACTTAAAGTTCAATTTAAGAATAGTATCTTCGAGATACTTCTGATAATCCTTTATCTTAGAATCTTGATTTATCATTTTATTATTATGATAAATTTCAAAGATCGCGGGTTTGATGCCTCGGCGGATCATGTACTTAGTTTTTCCCAGCACAAACTCGATTTCTATAAGACAGTCTTTTTCATTCACGGTGTTTGGAAGCTGTGGCTTATTGATCTTTCGGAAAGGCTTTCCGAATAGCCCGAAAGTTAGAGCGTCTAATACAGTAGATTTCCCCGCGCCGTTGTCCCCCAAAATTAATGTGGTCGGAGAACGGTTCAAATATATTTCAGTGAATTTATCTCCAGTAGAAAGGAAGTTTTTCCAACGAATACTTTGAAATTCTAACACTATGCGGGCTCTCTTAATGCAGTAATATACAAATCTTGTATCAAACCTTTCAGTCGATTTTTGTCCAAATCTAAATTATAGCCATCTATATAAGATGACAATAAGGTTATGGTGTCTTCTACCGATTGAGTTTCGTCCATGCCCTCAAATTCATAGGTATCGTCTACGACAGAAACGTCAACAACGTCACTATTATACAACTCATCGATCAAATTGTCAAGAAGATGTTGCTTTGTTTTATTCTTAACAATAACCTTGACATATTTTTTATGATATACTGAGTAGTCTATTTCGTTTAATTTAGATTCGTCATAATAAATTTTATGGAACATGCGGTATGGATTCACTATAAACTCGAGCTCATTCGTCTCGGTATCATACACATGAAATCCTCGCGTGTCGTTATAGTCAATCCAAGTCAGCTCATAAGGATTTCCCAAATAGTGAATATTTCCATTATTAGATTTGTGATGAAAGTGACCAGAGCAAACAAGATCGAATTTGCGAAACATTTCAATGTCGAGGCCGTCTTCGCATCTAATTCCCTTATTCATCTCGAACCCAGAAATTTCCAGATGACCGAAAAGCACGGATGCAGAAGTATTTTTTATATGATCGCGACACTCTACAAAATTTCCAGAATTTATCCAAGGCATTATGCAAAGATCTCTTCCATCAAAGCTTATGGTGGTAGGATCGGAGTATACCTTCGGAGAATATTTGTGATTAAAGTCGATCAATTCGTTCATAGAATTGATATCATTAGTATTTTTGAAGTAAGTATCATGATTTCCAATGATCACATGAGACTCTATTTGTTCATCCTGAAGCCGCTGAATAAATTTAGTCTTCATTCCATGAAGAATATTAAAATTAATAAATTTGCGCCTATCTACAACGTCTCCGAGATGGATCATCGTTTTAATATTATTCTCTGCCAAGTATGGAAAAAATACATTGTCATAAAATTCCATCATATAATCAAAGAAGACTAGGGAATCGCCCCTAGCACCAAAATGAGTATCAGTCAATAGGGCTATTTTCATCACTTTCCTTATCTTTTTTTGCTTTAGCTCGTGTCTTTTTAGTTTTTTGAGTCTTTTCGAACTCCTCAATAAACCCTGACATATTGTTCTGCATAAATTCTAAGTAACTTTTTTTAGTAGCGCCTCCAGCCTCAAGAATGTCATCTTCCAAAACATAAGTTTCGAGAGCCTTATACTTGACATAGGTTTGCTTTTTTTCTTTCTGCATTCTTCTCAGAAATGCATAGTAAATTATTTGAGTAAAATACGCAAAAGGATTTTTAGATTTTTCTGGATTAAAGTTATCGATATAGAGAAGACAATTTTCTATCCCATCAGAAATCATTTCTTCTTTATATGTATAGTTAATGAAGTTAGGTCTATAGGACAAGTGATTAGATATCTTCATAATACACTCGCCAATATAGTTGGGAATTCTTGGTCTTGGCTCATCTTTTTCTTTTGCTTCGATAACAGAATTGCGAAATTCTACCATCGCGGCGAAAAGCTTCTTGTTATCTACGTAATGGGCGTTCTTCTTTTTTTCTGTCATATAATCCTCTTAGGTTGAGCATATTGTATCAAATAACGAGAAGGTTGTCAATAGCTATCTTTTTTGGAATGAGCCCTTGACAAAGGGGAGCTAGATGTGTATAATAAATTTGTTGTCCTTTAAGAACTATTATATCTAGTGTTTAGTAGAGTTATCGAGGTTCTTGAGGATATCCATATAGTCTTCTTTAGGATCTTTTTCTAATTCTTCAATTTCATTCAATACATCACGAAAGGTTTTGAATGACACCTTTGAATTTTTAGACTCAAGTAAATCTAAGTAAAATTGAATAATTTCTTCTTTGCAAGATACTGCAGCCAAAACATCACATTTCTTAATTTTGTAATCTTTTTCGTTTGTGTATGGGATCCACTCAGCAAATGTTAAGTATGCATCTGAAGCTTGCAAGCCAACTGGAACCTTAGTTAGCTGCCATGGGTTATGCGCCTGATAGTACAGATCTGTTTCGCCCTCGATCAAGGCTATCAAGTCGTCACCATTATGTAGTTTAAGTATTCTATAATCCATCTTTATACATTCTTATTTCATTAATTTTGAAGTCAAACTTTTCTTCGTTATATATATTTATACGTTCAAAAAAATGTCTTAGAGCGAAGTTAGTATGAGATTTGTGTTTTAAATCGTCAACTATATCGTACAGTACGGCACTTTCTTTGTTTTCCCCTCTCCTAAGACCTCTTCCTATTGATTGCAAATTTCTTATTTTGCTTTTAGATGGAGACGCAAAAACTACATTGTGTAAATTTTTTATGTTGATCCCTGTGGAAAATGTTCCATAAGATGCAACGATTATTGCATTATTTGAAATTTCTGTGGCTTTTCTTACATGCTCACGGTCATCTACTTTGGTCTCGCCACTGACATAAAAGACAGACCGCTCTGCGTCTACTTTGTTTTGTAGTTTTGCAAATAGAGGCTTACCATGCTTTTCGACATAGTTAAAGAGTACAAGTGTATTACCTTTTAAGCTCTTTGTCAAATTAACTATGAAATTATTTCTTTTCTCGTTTGTGACTATCCAGTCTATTTCGTCTTGATACGGAAGCTTTTTAATATTTTTGCATTGCTCTTCCGGATATTTTAACACCAGGCACTCGATCTTAAAACTAGAAAGTGTGTCATTGTCTATGAGCTTTCTTGTAGTCGTAACCTTTTTCACGTCGCCAAACAGTCCAGTTAAGACTAGCTTGTGAGTTTTTGTTCCGTCCAGAGTTCCGGTAGTCCCAAATCTATATTTGCAATCGACCATCTTTTCCATAATTTTGGTGAGAGAGTTGGCCTTAAATAGATGACACTCATCTCCTATCACGACACCAAATTGATCGAAATAGCTTTTGGGTTCTTTATAGATCGACTGCCAAGTAGAGATTATAACTCGCTTACTGGTGTTTTTTGATTGTCCTTGATATATTACGTGACATTTATTTTTAGCATCGAAGCCATAATCCGCAAAATCCCCGAACATCTGCGAAACTAGTGAAGTAGTAGGAACTACTATCAAAATTTTCTTTTGTGAGAGCTCGGGATGTAATAGATAAAATCTTGTCAAAGTATAGATTATCAAAGATTTCCCCGAAGCAGTTGGAGATAGCAACAAACATCTATCTTTATTGATTGCGGTATGTATCGCCTCCAGCTGATAGTCTCTGTATGTGAGGGGAGCTCCTCTCGATTGCGGGGAAACATAGTCCGCCAATTCTTTCAGGTTTTCTTCATTAAATAATTTTTTCTTTGGATCTTCGCATATAAATTCATATTCATTTCTATCGCAAAAATTCTGAACTTGGCTGATTAGCCCGGCATATATCTTTCGGTTAGTTGGATTGAATAGCCGAATCTTGCCATCCCAGACTCGATTCTTGAATGACGGCATAAATTTAGCGCCAGGAACTTCGTATGTGAAGTAGTCTACAAGCTCTTTAAGAATAAACAACTCATCGGAATCTAGTATATAATGTACTTCGTTGAGTTTGTGTGCAATTATAGATTGCATTAACCGCCCTCTAGGAACTTTCGGACATTAATCAAATCTTTGATTAGCCACTTGTTACTGTCTAAAAGATCCATCTGCCGTTCTATGAATGTCAGAATTTCTTTTTGGTGTGCTAGCTTCTGGGCATCCATGATGAGCTCATCATCATCGTCTAGCCACATATGAACATCGCCCTTCAAGACCTTGTATCCATCAGATTCCCAGCCAAGTCGATTCATTTCATCTTCTGTAAGCTTCCCGAGATAGTATTTCTTTTTCTTTGCTTCTAGTTTTTTATACTTGAATTGGGTCAAGCTGACTATTGACGCCTGCTCAATGCGATAGTTGTGCCATTTAGAGCACAACATAGAAAGATTGAGAATTGAGGTTTCGATATCGGTTCTATCAATTCTGAGGTCCTCACTGGCCTCTTCTTTGAGTTCACTTAGTTTCATATTTTAATCTATCTTTTTAATTTCATATCCGGTATATTGGAAATCTGCTGTGGTCGCAATCGGCTCATCGCCAGTCTCCATCGAGGATAGGGGGATATCGCCTAACGCAATTGGAAACAGATCCTTAAATACTGCTTCGTATATTGGAGCTCCTTGGTTATTATATATTAACAGCGATCCATCCGAGTATACATCCGAACCTATGAGCTGTCGTCCTCTAGAAAAATTTCGATATTGGCCAAAGCTTTCGGGAAATCCAAGACCCCGAATCCAGTCATAGACCTCCATCCAAGCACTCATCTCTTCATCCACCAAAAAATTCACAGAAAGAACTGAAAATATTATTTTATCTCCAGGCTCCTTTCTATCGGCAAAAGGCGTTCCTAGCAAAGCTTCTCCGAAGGTCATGCCAGGCAAGCTAACTCCCTGTACAAATGGACTCAATGAAGGACACTTAAGAATGCTCAGTTGGAATGACTGATTACTTAGATAGTTTGGATTTTCAAAATCAACATTTAACGCCACAATAGATACTCCGTAATAGTATTATTTATATCAAAAAAAAGGACTCATTGAAGTCCTTTTTCGGTTACTTTGCTCGATACTACAGACCGCCATATAGTGTACTGCTAGTATCGCCAATTTATTTAATTATGAAATATACTTAAATATTAGTTTTTTACCTGAGCAAAGTTTAGTCAGCAAGCGGGTTGTCCAGCACAGTTTGTATCTTTTTGTTCAGTCGATCTTCAAGCGCGTTGATCTTTAACTCTGTATCGGTCTGGAGGCTTTCGCGCTTAGAGTCAAACCGCTCCCTCGCCTTGTCGATCATTTCACTAACGTCGTCTTCCATGTCTCTGTTTTTATCTTCGACGCGATCGACGTTCGATTCCATGCGGTTGAAATCATCTCGAAGGTCGTTCTTAATGCTACGCGAATAGTCGATTGCTTCGTTAACTGATGTTTGTACTGCCTCGAGCTTTAATTCTATCTGTGCGTTTCTGTTTTCTATTTCTGTTGTATCGATGTTCTCAATTATTTCTTTCATGCTCATATAGTCCGAGTAGAATTCGAATGCGCCATATGACGCTCCGCCGAATGTAGATAGAGCAGTTAACATGACTGCAATCTTCCCCCCACGAAATGTCGCTCCCGCAAATTCGAACTCTGCCATCAGTTATCTCCCTCAAACTGAAGCGCTCTCAGGTTAGCGACTTCTGCTTTCAGCCGTTGAATTTCCATACGTTTCTTTTCCATTTCTAGTTTGAACAGGTCATTACAGTTAATCCTTTCTCTCGGCCCAACCAACGGTATGGTAATCTTAGCATAAACCCCGACATCTTTCACTAGTCCTTCCGGATCGTAATCGCCCCCGGCCGAATTTGACAAATTTTCGAACGGTCCGTTTTGATTAATGATGCCGACAACGCCAAACTCTAAATTAGTAGCAGAACCAATAGCGTTCTGGCATTCAACATCACCCGCCCTAACTCTATCCGAAGCATAACTTCCGTTAGAATTTGGCAACGAAAGGTTCAGCGAACCTGAATCAGCGATGGCAATATTACTTATCACCACCAACAACAACATAACAAACATTTTCATTTTAACTCACTTGATCTTAGAACATATTCTCGTCGCCAATGCCGCGATTGAATTTCCTTCT